TCACAGTGACCGACTATACCACATCACTCGACCGGCGATAGACAGCCCCGGCACCTCTGCGGAGGTGACCTCCTCTGGCGGATAAACGGCATTGTCGCTGATCAACTGCAGCGAGCCGTTCATTCTTGGGTGAACGCGCTTAACCAGAAGCATATTGCCGTAGACCACACAGTAGATGCCGTTATCGCGGACCTCGCTCACGGACGTATCGATCAACAAGACATCACCATCACGGATTGTCGGCTCCATACTATCACCACGCGCCGTGATGATGCGGGCAAACGACGGTGCAACACCGATCGACCTTAGCCACGCGGACTGAAACGCCATTAGCTCAACGGCTTGCTCCTGCAAAGCTAGAGCGCCTACACCCGCTGAAGCCTGAATGTCTAACCTCGGCACCAGTGTCAGGTCTGTGCTGTGGTCAGCGCCGTAAGATTTGACTTCAAGGGTCATCACGGGGCCGTCCGGCCCATGCACCACGATATCCGGTTGATAGGCCGGCGAACTGGCGTGCATTGGGCCGCGATTGGCGGCCAGCCAATCAAGGGTGACATCGGCGGCATCCGCAATCTTTATGAGCTTATCCAGCCCCGGCATCGACCCTTCAAGATACTTCCGCAGCATCGAATCGCTGATGTCAGCCTTCTTTGAGAAGGCGTGAACTGATTCGAACTTTGCGATCGCCGTTTCCAACCGTTCTGCGAACGTTGTTCCCATTATAGTGTAACTCTGACCGTGGGTCAGACCTCATGAAACCGCGCCACGATCCGAGATATGGCTGCAATATCAATGGTCTATCCCCAATTCACACCATAATTGGAAAAATTAAAGTCTGACGCACACCATAGGGGCGATTGACTTTACTTTTTCTCACTATGGTGCGAATATGTGTTGCAACAAAGTTTGAACGCCAACCCCCAACCAAACCGACCTTTTGCCGAAGGTCAGAAAAACAGGGAGCAATCATGACGACCACAAAGAAGTGGGATCGGGCAGCCATCAAAGCGGAACTGTTACGGCAGAATAAAACCCTGACCGGAATAGCTGTCGATGCTGGCCTGTATCCCAGCGCATGCCGTGCGGCGGTTCTCGGGGCAAGCCGTCCCGGCGCTGAGGCTTTAGCCAAGGCGCTGGGCGTGCCTTTCCGCGAGATGTTTCCCGACAGCTACACGCTTGGTCGTCACGACCGAGGTGACACTAGCAGCAACCCGAGCGGCAACACCAGTGCAAAAAAGTCGTCGAAGTCTGACGGCGCGCAGAGCGCCGCCTGATGTTTTCGTCAGGCCGTGCATCCTTTCCTGACAATCCAGAGTGCCACATGCAGATTGAACTTCTGTCTCCCCAACTGATCGACGTCTCCTCTGACGCGAAAAAAGTCTCCCCTGACGCCATTCAGGCATTGGCCGAAAGCTTCCAGCAGATCGGGCAGCGCGTCCCGGTCGAGGTCGTTGCCGGAACCGAAGGACGGTATCGCCTCGTCTTCGGTGTCAAACGCCTCGCTGCAGCCGCATCGCTCGGCGTCAACATATCCGCCATCGTTCGCCAATCGGACGAATTCGCGAACGACGCCCAAATCCGCCTGACCGAAATCTCCGAAACGCTTTATCGCCACGAGCTGTCGGCGCTGGAACACAGTGTCGACGTTGCCGATTGGTGCGCGATCTGGCGGGCCGCGAACCCCGTCCGGCGCGGCCCGAAGCCAAAGCAGGAATTAAGTGCAGGGTCTGCACTAAACTCCGACGACGAGACGATCGAGACCGCCGCCGCGTTCTCCGGCACCTTCAGCGAGGCAGCGCAACGCTTCCTCAAGATCGGCCGCCGCAATGTTTTCAACGCCCTCAAGATTGCCAGCATCCCGGCTGAACTGCGGGAGCGTATCGCGCTGGATGAGGGCTTGGCAGACAACCAGCAAACCCTTCTGGAAATTGCTGGCCAGCCATATGAGCGCGCCGCGCGAATCGTAGAGCTACTGATTTCCGGCGAGGCGACGAATTACGCCGACGCCATCGCCATCATCGATCAGGTTCCCCGCGCCAACCCGCTGGCCGCATGGGAAAAGCTCAATGACCGTTTCACACGGCTGAAGCCCAACGAACAGGACGCCTTCTTTAGCCTGAACGAAGCTTCCGTCATGCGTTGGCTTGCCGAGCGGGCTGCTCGCCGATGAGCAAACGCCGCGACCCTCTCACGAAAGACCTATTCGAGTGGACACCGCCGCAGGTGGCGATCCGCTACGAGGAAGGCGTGACCGGTCGCGGCCCGCTCGATAACCGCATTTCCCGCCTCATCGCCCGCGCCTTGCGCGATGCCCGCGATGACGGGTTTCAGCGGTCAGAGATTGCCAGCGCAATGAGCAAGTACCTCGGCCGCACGATCTCAAGCGCGATGCTCGACAAGTGGGCGTCGGAAGGAAGTGGCGAACACCGCATTCCGCTCGACGCCTTCATCGCGCTTGTCCACGCCACCAAAGCTAAGGAGCTGCTCGGCTTCGTGCCGGGCGAGTTCGGCCTGACCGTCATCGAGGACGAATACGCCGAGATGATCGAGGACCAGCTCCTAGAAGATCACATCAAGGAAATGGAGGCGCTGAGAGCAGCTCGCGCCGTAAGGAAGAGAGCACGCCGATGAATATAGCCAGCAGCATCGCGCCATTCCTGCAGCTCGTCTGCCGTGTCGCGAAAAGTCAGGTCATAAAGGACGTTTCCGCCCTTTGGGCAGTCACCTGCTTCATCCTCGGAATGATCTATTTCTCTCAGGTTGCCACGGCGCTTGTCCTGATCGTGAGGGCAACACGTTGAACACGATCCCTTTTGCCTCCGAAAAGCGCCACCTGAAGGAATGGCTGACAGCGCGTGAGATCGCGCAGGAAGCCTTGCCCGGCCTACCCACAAGCGAAAGCGCTGTCATACGTTATGCGCGGCGCGAGGAGTGGCAGTCCGTTCCTTCCCTTTGCCGCGCCCGAAACGGCGTGGGCGGTGGACTTGAGTACCACTATCGCCTGTTCCCGACGCTCGCCCAGGTCACCTATGTGCAGCGCTATATGGTTGTCGGTAGTGAGCCGGTAGACCAGCAACGCGAGCCAGAACCTGCTGCCTCGGCATCGTTATCCGAGCGCGCCCGGCGCGAACGCGATGCCCGCTTGGCTGTTGTCGCCGCTTTTGAGACCTTCTCAAAGGGCCTTCCAATCTCAGTTCAGGCCTCCATGTTCATTTTCTGCGACCGGTGGAACATGAATATGATCCAAGCTGATGCTTGGGTGAAGGACATCCTGCCGCAGATTTCGCAGCGTTCGGTTTTCCGGTGGCGTTCGGCCAAACAGGCAGGCGCAAAGGACAAGCTCGCTGTCGATCGGTCGGAGGCCCGCAAGGGTAAGGGCCTGCTCGACACTGCCAATAACGGTGAGGTCCGCGCCTTTGTGCTCGCATGGATTGCCAAGAACCCGGCCCTGTCGGCCGATGTCATCCGGGGCTATTGCAAGGATCATTTTGGCGCGGAGCTGATTGACCGCAACGGCGAGCTGAAACCATTGCCGCCAGAGCGTACCTTCCAGCATTTCATCGCGCAGCTGAAGTCTTCGGAAAAGGTAGTCCTGACCAAGATCACCGACCCGGACAAGTTCCGGTCGCACATGAAGATTTCCGGTACCGGCACCTTCCGCCATATTACCGACCCGAACGCACTCTGGATGATCGATGCCTCCCCCGTCGACGCGCTCTGCATCGACGGCCGGCATTCCTTGTATGCCTGCATCGACATCGCAACGCGCAGGTTGGTCATCACGCTTTCCAAAACGCCGCGTGCCTCTGCCGTGGGCCTGATGATGCGTAAAGCCATTCTCAGATGGGGTGTGGCCAAGGTCATCAAGACAGACAACGGAAGCGATTTCGTTGCAGTTTCGATTAAGCGTCTCTTCGCCGATCTCGGTATCGAGCCGGATGTTTCCGACGCCTATTCCCCCGAGCAGAAGGGCCACGTCGAGCGCGTCATCAAGACGTTCCAGCATGAGGTATGCCCGCAGTTGCCCGGTTATATCGGCCATTCTGTCGCCGATCGGAAAGCGATTGAGGGTCGCAAGTCTTTCGCTGAACGCCTCGGCGCTGACGAAAAAGACCTGTTCGAAGTCGCGCTGACCGCCGAGCAGCTCCAGCGCCATATCGATGACTGGCTCGAATATGTCTATCACGAGCGTGAACACGGCGGCCTGAAAGACCGCACACCCAACGAGATCGCAGCCGCGTCTCTGGCGAAGATCAACCGCGTTGACGAGCGCGCACTGGACGCGCTGCTGATGCCGGTGGCTGGCAAGAACGGCCATCGCGTCATGCAGAAGCGTGGCATTCAGAATGACGGTTTCTTCTATCTCGCCGGTTCGATCATGGTTGGCACCGATGTGTTCTGCCGCCTCGATCCGCTCGACATGGGCAAGATGTACGTCTTTGACGGGGAAACCGGACGGTATCTCGATGTCGCCATCTGCCCGGAACTCTCCGAGGTCAATCCACAGGCTTACGTCAAGGCGCAGAAACAGATTGCCGCCGAGCTGATCCGCGAGAGGGAACGCGAGATCAAGGCCGATATTCGCGAACTGAAGAAGGGACCGTCCGGCATCGAGCGCACCATCCGCCTTGCCAAGAAGGAGAAAGCAGAGCGCGGAGCCGGAACCGCCAACGTCATCCAGTTGCCCAAGCGCGAACAGCAGCACAGCACGCCCGCCATTGCCGCCGCACTGGAGGCCATGACCGCGCCGAAGGTGCCGCAGCCTGCCACGCTCAATGAGAAGGCGGCGGAAATCCACGCGGCCATCGTTCGCGAGGCCGAGCTGAAGGGCAATTCCACCGTCATTCATCTGGACCCGGATGCGGCGCTTTCCGACAGCGCCCGCATGTTCAAATGGGCGCAGGCCGTCGAGGCGCAGATCGCCTCCGGTGTCGTCATTGATGACGCCACGGCGGGCAAGCTCGCCCGCTACAAAGCCAGCGCTGATTACCAGACGCGCCGGGACATTTTCGAGGATTTCGGGATCGACGCCGCACTACGCGGCTAGGTCAAGAAAAAGGGGCCGACTGCCATCGACCCCTCTGCATTGCAATAATTACGAGGATTAAAATGACGACACAACCGATGAAAGTCAATGGCGACACAGCTCCGATCAAGAACGTCACTACGGCGCTCACTCTTGTCCGGTCGCTGCAGAACCGCCATCCCCTGCAACCGAACCTTGGCGTCCTCGCCGGTTACTCCGGATATGGCAAAAGCGTAGCGGCGCTCTATTGCCAGAACAAGACCGGCGCTGCCTATGTCGAAGTGCGGGACACATGGACCCGCGCCAAGTTGCTGCGCTCGATCCTCTCCGAACTCGGCGTTTACCAGCCACGCGGCACGCTGTCTGACATGGAAGACGAGGTCATTGGCCTTCTTTGCCGCGATCCGCGCCGCCCGCTCATCATTGATGAGGGCGACCTGCTCATCAAAAAGAACCTGATCGAGCTGGTGCGCGGCATTGCCAAGGCGAGCGGCGTCCCGGTGATGCTTATCGGCGAGGAGCTGTTCCCGAAGAAACTGGAACATGTTGGGGACCGCTTCCGCGATCTCGTCCTCGATACGAAATATGCTCATCCCTGCGACATGGAAGATGCCCGCACGTTGGCGCGGACGTTCTATCCGAAGCTGTCGATTGCGGATGACCTGCTCGAAAAGGCCAGAACCGAGGGCGAAGGCCGTGTCCGTCGCGTCGGCAACTCTCTGCATAACATTGCCGAGGCGGCTGCGAGGATGGGCCTTAGCTCGATCGACCTTGCGGCCTACGAGGGCGGTAACGGTCTGTTCTCGCGCTCGCGTCTGCCCTCCAGAAAGGAGGCAGCATAATGCGGGTCACTCCGATCGCTCTCAAGATTGCCGTCGCCAAGGGTCAGCGCGTCCTGACTGGCCGCGATCATTACTGGAAGCTGATGATGGACGCCGACATGCGAAACCAGCCCTTCAGCGTGGACGATATCTTCGGCCTGTCCAACAACCGTAGCCGCCTGCAGATATCAGATTTTATCGACATGCTCGAAAAGGCGGAGATCATCCGTCGCACCGGCGAGGTGAACCCGCGTGGCATGGCCCTCTATCGTGTCGCTGCCCGCCAATCTGCCACGCCGATGTTCAAACGTGACGGCACGCCGATCGCCGACCAGATGACGGCGCGACAGGCGCTCTGGAACGCCATGCGCTCGCCTTTCTTCAGGAACGGCTTCAAGCTGATCGATATTTCCGTTCACGCCTCGACGGATACCATGCCGGTCGCGCAACGTTCGGCCCGGCTCTATATTTCCTGCCTCCTGCGGGCCGGATATTTGATCGTGCTTCAGAAGGGAACCCGCACAGAGCCGACGATCTGGCGACTTGTTCAGAATACCGGCCCGGCCGCGCCGAAGCTCCTGAAAACCCAATGCGTCTATGACCCGAACGCCGAGAAGATTTTCGGCGAGCCGGAGACTGTCGAGGTCGAGCCATGACCCCGACAAAGCCTAAGCCCGACAATGTGGAAAAGGCCCGCGCCGCATGGGGCGAGCAGCCCCCGGAATGGATTATCGCTCTGGCGGAGGCCTGCAACGCAGAAAACCAGACACTGGTCGGAAAGCGCATCGGCTATGCCGGTTCGACCGTCAGCCAACTCCTTTCGAACAGCTATCCCGGCGATGTCGGTCGCATCGAGCAGCTCGTGCGCGGCGCGCTGATGTCCGAGACCGTGCGCTGCCCGGTCCTGCAGGAGATCGGCCGGGATGTCTGCCTCGGTTGGCAGCGCCGCCCCTTCAGCACCGCCAGCGCCAACGCGGTCCGCATGCATCAGGCCTGCCGGAACAATTGCCCTCACAGCCGCATAAAGGAGACGAACAGTGAAGCGTTTTGATTACCTTTCCGATCGTTTGCGCGACACCCGCAACAGGATTGCCGAACACCGGCATGGCGGCGTTGTCATGTCCAGCGAAGAGGTCGAGCTGCTGGTGAAGCGTCTCGATGGCTACGCTGAGATGGCCGTCGCCATGGAAACGCAGCTCAACGACATGCAGCTCTTGAACAGCGCCGAGTTGGACAAGCTCATCCCTCCCGCAAGCGCGACGATCCTGCACCTGATGCGCCCTGGCACCAACGTTGTGCCGTTCCCGCGCTCTCCGCACAGCTCCTGAAGCCGCCTTCGAAGGGCGTTTGAGCGCCCTTCAATCCAGTTCGAAAAACGAGGAAAAATTACATGCAGTCCGTTATCTTGGAAGAAACCAGCAAGCCCGGCGTCACGGTGATCAATGGTCGCGAGTTCATGCACAACGCCAAGGGTGGCCTCGATCCCGTCGCCAACGTCAAGGATCAGTACAAGCTTGAAGACCAGACGGTGCGCAAATGCATCGATTACGCCCTAAACCTCAACGCACAGCTCTCTCGCTTCCGTGGTCATACTGCAGCGGACCTATCCGCATTGGATGCGCTGCTCGGCGAAAAGTACAACGTCACGATCGGCGGCAAGAAGGGCAATCGCACTTATCAGACCTATGATGGCCTGATGAAAATTCAGGTGCAAGTCTCCGATCTCATCACGTTCGGCCCTGAGCTTCAGGTCGCCAAGCAGCTTATTGACGAGTGCCTGACTGAATGGAGCGCCGACAGCCGCCCGGAAATCCAGTCCATCGTCACCCGCGCCTTCAATACCGAAAAGGAAGGTCAGGTGAACCGGGCCGATGTCTTCATGCTGCTCAAGCTGGAGATCGAGGATACCCGCTGGAAGAAAGCCATGGAAGCCATCCGTGACGCCATCCGCGTGACCGGCTCAAAGGAATATGTCCGCTTCTATAAGCGCGACAGCCTTGAGGCCGACTGGCAGGCCATCACAATTGATCTAGCGAAGGCATAAGAAAGGGATCAGTCATCATGGTACGATCTGTACAAATCGCTAAGTCGGCTTGTCAAAACCGTCGTGTTGATCGCGACAGAGGCGCATGCGCTGTCCATCTCTCGGAAGTAGTCATCCCGTCGTTCATTTGGGTACGCGAGATGCTCTTCGCTAATGTATCCAGCTGTGGCTGCGATCGAAGCCCTAGACTTGACGTCCTTTACACCCGCTCGGAACCGATCAAGCTCCTCGGTCAGGTTCCCGTCGAGCAAATCCTGTCCGCTAGCAAAAGTTTTCCCGCTCCAAAATTCTTCGATTCGAATAGTCAAGTCTTGAACGTCTTTGAAGAACTCAAGGTGTTCTTCCGCAGTGAAAGAACACAAGATGCTCGGTCTACCCCAAGCTACGGATACGAAGTTGGAAAACATATCGTCGGTCTTCGAGAGCAAAGGTTGCAGCAGGAAGTACATCCGCTCAAGCTTCAGACCATCGGAACGAAGCTGGAGTTTCAGTATCTCCTTGTGTCGCCGTTCGCTTCGATCATCGGAAATCCTCATCTGCAGTACAGTGAACGCAGCCGCAATCACTGCGAGGATACCTCCGATCAAGCTTTGGAAATCGTAAAGCCAGTCTCTCCAAGGGTTGATGGGATCAACGCCAATAGCTTCGCGACCCGCGTTCACAACGTTCAGCCAGAGCGACGGATTTGGAATCGTGATGGCATATGCTTGGAAAAGAAGAAAAACGAAAACTGCGCAACAAAGAAGCAGAACTATTCGATTGGGCCATTTCGATCGTCTCAAAAGAAATGCCCATCTATCAACTTTGTCTCGCATTCAACGCGGTCCTTCCTGAAGCTCAAACAGGGTTACAAGCGTTGGCAGTTTGCGGGTGAGTCGAAAAGGTCGGAACGGCTTTCTCCACATTCCGGCGAACCGCGAGTAGCAGAGTTGAGGGCCATTTCATGAGGCTCTTTCCCCACCTTTGGCCGTTCGGCGACCTCCCGCCGTTCTCCTTCGACCTGATCATGGCTGATCCACCGTGGCTCTATAAGCTGCGGTCGGAGAAGGGCGAAGGCAAGTCCGCGCAGGCTCATTACAACTGCATGTCGCTCGATCAGATCAAGGCCATGCCAGTTCTCGATCTTGCCTCGGAAAACTGCCTCCTATGGCTTTGGGCAACCAATCCTATGGTCTTTCAGGCCTATGAGGTTCTGCTCGCGTGGGGCTTTGATTTTGTCTCGGCGGGTTCGTGGGAGAAGATCACGAAGAACGGAAAACAGGCGTTCGGGCCGGGCTACGTCTTACGCACATCCAATGAACCTTACCTGATCGGAAAACGCGGCGAGCCGAAAACCACGAAGTCTGTCCGCTCGTCATTCCGGGGCGTAGTCCGTGGCCATTCCCGCAAACCCGAGGAAGGCTACCGGCAGGCTGAAAAGCTGATGCCGAACGCCCGGCGGCTTGAGCTTTTCAGCCGGACCAACCGCAAGGGCTGGACGGTGTGGGGTGATGAAACCGGAAAATTTGGAGAAGCAGCATGAGCATTCAACGTGCAATTTTCGGCGGTTTCCGCCAACTCGGTATCACTGAGGAAAACGCGCAGCGCGATATCTACGCTCGCGTGACAGGACAGTCTCGCCTGTCCCTGATGAACGCTCAGCAACAGGACGCTGTCATGAAGGAACTGCGCCGCCTCGGCTACAAGCCGGTGGCCGTGCGCCGCAATGGTCGCCGTCGCCTCGACGGACGCTATGCGCCAAAGATGCAGTCGCTTTGGATCGCGGCCTACAATCTCGGCATCGTCGAGGACCGCGAAGACCGGGCGCTGGAAGCGTTCGTCAAGCGCCAGACGGGCCTCGACAGCGGCCGGTGGGTCAATAACGCCGACGATGCCAGAGCGGTTGTCGAAGCCCTGAAAAGCTGGATCGCCCGCGAGGCCGGTGTGGTGTGGGCTGATCGCAAGCCCTGCGAAGCGTACACTATGCGTTACGGTTACAAGATCGCGATCGCGCAGCACGCCATGCTGAAATCCATGCTCTGCGACGGTTTCTGGCCTTCGGTCACCGGCATTCTCGATCAGGAAATCACCTATCGCGCCGTGACCGATAAGGAATGGATCACGGTCATGGATTACTACGGCAAGCTTATTCGCGGCCGCCGTGCGCCGAAGACGAAGGCGAGCGCGTGATGGTCGCCTACGGTTTCAAGAAGTTCTTCAGCCCGCAGATCGAGAGGGGCCACAAGCGGCAGACGGTGCGCGGCAATCGCGACCGCCATGCTCGGCCGGGCGAGCGCGTCCAGCTCTACGAAGGTCTGCGCACTCAATATTGCCGCAAGATCATCGCCGATCCGGTCTGCACGCATGTCGTTCCGATCGAGATCGTGGTGAGCGACCTCATCAACGAGCTGATCGCCAGCATCGTCATCGCCGGCGTGCATCTGCACCGGACCGAGGTTGAGGCATTCGCCCGCCGTGACGGCTTTGCGCCCGAGCTGCTCGGCAACAGCTATCCGGCCAAACTCTACGGCCGGACGGCGCGGGAGACGATGGGCCGGTTCTGGATTGCCAATCATCCCGGCGTCTCCAAGTTCACGGGCGTCCTGATCCGCTGGCAACCGGAGGCTCCGACGCCATGAACCGAGACGTCTCTCCCATGACCGTCATGCCGCTCTTCGGCTGGCCGGAGCAGCGGGAGATAGACGTTCTGCAGGCGAAGCGGGACGAACTGGCGGCACGCGCTGCCAAGCTCCCGCGATTTTCACATAAACGTATCGAGCTGGAAGTGCGGCTCAAGGCGCTGACCGAAGAACAACTGAGAATTTCGAACAGGATCAATCATGGCCGATGACAGTGCAGCGCCAGCCTTGGAAATCATCGTCACCGATCATGCGCTCATTCGGTATCTGGAACGGGCGCACGGTCTGGACGTGCTTCATTTCCGGAAACACATTGCGGCCCTTGCATCCAACGGCGTCAAGGCCGGCGCAAGCGGCGTGACCGTCGAAGGCGTCAAGCTGGTGCTTCAGGGCAATACGGTTACAACCGTCTTGCATCGCGAGTGGCATTCCCGCGATCTGAGGAGCAAAGGGGGTGACTCGACATGAGCACGCTTCCGGGCATCCTCGGCGACATAGCCGATATCGCCGGCGCATCCGTCGCCCTTGAAATCGCACAAAGCCATGGCGGCACCCGCGTCTCCATTCCGCCACGCGCCGAGCCGGATCACTGGCTGACGGCATTAGTCGGTCTTGAGACCGCCGACCGGATTTGCCGTGGTCTTGCAACCCTTGACGCTGAAGGCCGTTTAAAGGGCATCAGCAAAGAGGTCATTCCTCTCGGACCCGTTTCGGTGATGAGGAATGCCCGGCGAAAAGCGCGTCAGGCGCTCGCTGAAGGCAAGAGCGCCAGAGAGGCCGCACGCCTTGCGGGCTTGCATGAAAGGACGATTTGGCGCATGAAAGCAGAGGAAGATGACGGCCAAGGTAGTCTCTTCTAGGTTCGGCTGACACCTGTCAGCCCCGGCGCTCAACCTGAAAAACGCATAGTCGCTCCAGTTCGCAATCCGCGTCTGGAGCTTTTTTCATGCCTCGAAACGTCAGCCCGCGAGGGCGGAGATATATCTACACCCGCGAAGGTGTGGTCAGAAAGGCCTATCGTGATGCTGTCGGCAAATGGACCATCGGTGCCGGCCTGACCGCCGACTCCGGTGTTATCGTGCCGAAAGCCGGCATGGTCATTACCGAGGCCGAAAACGATCGGCTTTTCGATCTGGCCGTCGATCGAAACTACATGCCGCGTGTGGTCAAGACTCTCGGCGCAAGTGCGAGCGAACAGGCGATCGACGCCGGCGTGTCTTTCGACTGGAACACGGGCGCGATCCTCAAGGCGTCTTGGGTGAAATCCTACCTTGCCGGAAAGCCTGCCGAGACACGCCAGCGGCTCGGCCTCTGGAAGAAGGCCGGCGGCAAAGTGCTGCGCGGCCTTGAGCGCCGTCGTGCCGAAGAGGCAGACATTCTGCTGCTTGGCAAGTATCCCGCCGACATCAATGTCGTCGGCCTGACGCCCACCTCCGAGACCACGCGATTTGCGACCTTTGTGGTTTCGGTCACGCCCTCGGAAATCGAGGACATCAGGAAGGGTTTCACCAGCATCGGCTTTGATGCTGGCCTTGCCACGGGCAAAATCCTGCGATCGGCAGTCGAGGCTTTCCAGAAGGCCTATGACCTCACCATTGATGGCAGGATCGGCCGAGCCACGCTGTCCACCCTGCAGCGCGAACTGGACGCCCGCCGCAAGGCAAAGAATGGCACGGTAACGACCGCTGCCAGCACCACCGTCGCGGCCGGCGATCAGGTCGTCAGCACGGTGACCACGCCAGCGCCGGTCGAGCCGACCTCCGTTGTTCCCGATCATCTCGCTTCATGGGTGGGCGGCGGCATTGCCGTTGTCGCGGTCGCCTATCTCGCATGGCAGGCGTACCAGTACCGGGACATCATCGCTGTGCGCGTTGCCGACAAGGCCCCGCGTCTTGCGAGCTGGCTGCGGAGCTTCTGACATGAGCGCAGCCATCACCTCCATTCTCATCGCGGCCGCCACGAAAGTTGGCGCTCCCATCATCAAGGGCGTGCTGGAGAAGCATGTCGGCGGGCTTGCCGGGACCCTTGCTGGTACCGTGGTCGATCAGGTCGCCGAGCGCCTCGGCGTCGAGCCGGAAGCGTTGCCGACCGTTGATCAAGCCGAACTCGGCGAAGCCGTCAGCGAGGTCAATGCCAACATGCCGGAGCTGATCGCCCTTTATGAAAAGGGCCTTCAGGGGCAGTTCGCGCTCCTCCAGGCCGAGCAGGCCGAGGGCTTCTGGCAGAGCGCTTGGCGTTGGGGCTGGATGTACCTGCTCGCATTTCTGTGGATTTGCACTTTCCTGCTTTTCCCGGTTCTGCGCGTTTTCGGCATCTACATCGATCCGATCGACAGCGCCACGCTGATGACGCTGACGGGCTGGTTCATCTCCCTCTACATGGGCGGTCATACGCTGAAGGAATTCGGCAAGCAGGCCGTCGAAGCTGTCAAGACGTGGAAGCGCACTCCATGAATTTCGGTGGAAATGCTGCTTTCGAACAGGCCGAGATGCGGGCCGAGCAGGAACGGGAGGCAGGCATCGCCGCTGCCTCCCTGTCATTGCGCAGCGTCGGCACCATCCAGTGCGAAGACTGCCCGAACGACATTCCCCGCGAGCGCCGTCTCGCCCTTCCGTCCGCCACCCGGTGCATCCGGTGCCAGACCAAACACGAACAGAAACAAAGGTACCGGTGATGGACATGGAAAACATTCGATCTTGGCTCGGATTGGTGTCGCTCGTGATTTCGGTCGGAGCAACCATCTGGCTATGGCTCACCTCCGGCGCGAAGAAGACCGCGAATGATCTGGCGGAGTTTCGCCGGCAGGATGCTGAAGAAAAGAAGGCGATGATGGCGGCAATCACCGCTCTCGGCCAGCGAACCCAAACTCTTGAAAGCGAGCTGAAGCACCTCCCGAACGCAAAAGACGTCATGGAGATGCGCCTGCAGATATCCGACATGGCCGGCAACATCGGTCGCATGGAGGAAAGCCAGAAGGGTGTGGCACGCACCATCAACCGCGTCGAGGACTTCTTAATCGGGAAAGGCAGTGCGGCAGCATGAACGACTATAATCAGCATCTGACAGTGGATGCTCGCCTCGTCATTTTGCGGGCGTTGAACGATCAACCCGATGGCCGCCTTAACGAGAGCATACTTTCTACCGTTCTCGAAACCTTTGCCCATCGCCGATCGCGGGAATGGATTCGCCAGCAACTCCGTTATCTGGCGGACATTGGTGCTGTCCGCAACACCGAAGCCGGAACCGTCATCATCGCTGAAATCACCCGCCTCGGTATCGACCACGTCGAGCGCCGGGCCATCATCGAAGGCGTGAAGCGCCCTTCGCCGGCGGTGTGATGATGGGACGCGGTCGCCTGTCAGGGATTGAGCTGCTGCCAGAGGCTTGCGCCGACGCCGTTGCGTGGGCGGCTGAGGAGTTGCAGAAGCGTGAAAGAACGCAGACGGAAATCTACAAGGATTTCGTCAGCATGCTTGAGGGCGTGCATCGCGAATATCGCGGCGAACTGGAATTCACCATTCCCTCCTTCACGGCGTTCAATCGCTATTCGATCCGCCTTGCAACGCTGACGCAGCGCCTCAACCAGACGCGGGAAATTGCCACGACGCTGGCCAGCAAGTTCGATGCCTCCGCCTCCGATGATCTGACCCTGATCGCTTCCGAGGCAATCAAGACGCTGGTGTTCGAACTGGTGACCGCCGGCGGCGAAGCGGGGTTTGATCCCAAGGGTGCGAAGGCTCTGGCCGATGCCCTGTTTTCCGCATCGAGAGCGCAGGGCGTTTCGACCGCCCGCCGCCAGAAAGTCGAGGCCGATCTCGCCGAACGGGCAAAACAGGCCATTTCCGCTGTCGTCAAGAGCAAGGGCATCACCGAACAAGGCGCACGCGAGATCCTCGATCAATTCCTTGGAGTGACGAAATGAGCGGGCCTATCTCGAAAGAGGAATGGATCAAGGCCCGGCGTCTGTCTACGGACGCCGTGCTGGATCGCATCGAGCGCCGCAAGGCGCTCTTGCCTTATCAGCAGCGCACGGTCGGCCTGCTTGAGAGCGCCGGCTGCGAAGTGCTGTTTGTCGAGAAAAGCCGCCGTATCGGTCTGACGTGGGGATTTGCGTCCTATGCGGTCCTGAAGGCGGCCCGTACCAAAGCCGCCGGCGGCATGGACGTGATGTACATCTCCTATTCGCAGGAGATGACCCGCGAATTCATCGACGCCTGCGCCATGTGGGCGCGGGCCTTCAATCAGCTTGCCGGCGAGATCGAAGAAACTGTCTTTGACGACAGCGACGACGAAGGCCAGCGTTCGATACAGGCGTTCCGGATCAAGTTCGCTTCTGGATTTGAAATCATCGGCCTGTCGTCAGCTCCGCGCTCCCTGCGCGGCAAGCAGGGCGTGGTCATGATCGATGAGGCCGCGTTCGTTGATAACCTCAAAGAGCTGCTCAAGGCAGCACTCGCCTTCCTCATGTGGGGCGGACAGGTTGTGGTCTGCTCGACGCATAACGGCGTCGATAACCATTTCAACGAACAGATTCAGGACATCCTCGCCGGACGAAAACCGTACAAGCACCTCCGCATCGATTTTGACGATGCGCTGAACGAAGGTCTGTATGAGCGTATTTGTCTGGTCACCGGCAAGGAATGGTCTGCCGAGGCGGAAGCCGAGTGGCGCCAGAACATCATCAAGTTTTATGGCGATGGCGCGGATGAGGAGCTTTTCTGCATCCCTACGCAGGGCAGCGGCACATGGTTGCCCGCGCCCCTGATCGAAGCGCGCATGACGCTGAAGCCGGAAGATGCGCCGATCATTCGGCTGGAGCTGCCCGCAAACTATCTGCAGCTTTCCCGCCTGCAGCGTGCCGCTCTGATGGCACCGTGCCTCCTTCAGCTCACAGCAGCGCTTCAAAACCTGCGGCGGGATCGGCAGCACGCCCTCGGTTTCGACTTCGGCCGCGTGGCCGACTTGTCGGTTGCCAAGCTGCTGTCGATCGACAAGCTGCTCTGCCGGCGGAGCGCCCTGACCGTCGAGATGCGCAATGTGCCAGGTGATGAGCAGAAGCTGATCACCGGCATGATTTTGAAGTCAGCGCCGAGGCTCGTGGGCGCTGCCTTCGACGCCACCGGCATGGGCTGGACGGTCGCCGAGGACATGGGCCGCATATTCGGCTTTAGGGACCCGGAAGGCGGTGGCGGGCTGATCGACCCGATCAAGTTCACCAGTAACTCGGACTGGTACCGGCTTCACATGCCGCCGCTCAAAGCGGCCTTCGAAGACGAAGGCATGCTGGAGCTGGTCAAGGATGATGAGCACCTCGGCGACATCCGGCTGGTCAAGGTCATCAGGGGTATTCCCAAAATTCCCGACGCCCGCACGGGTGAGACTAACAAGAAGCGCCACGGCGACTTTGCCGTGGCACTCGCTCTCGCCCACTACGCCAGCCGCCAGCAGTGGTTCGAATACGCCTACACGGCGGCGAGCGCACTGAACGAAGACAGCGTCGATGACGACGAAGAAGACGGCCATTACGGAAGGCAGCACTGGTGACCACCCGCACATCATCCATACTCGGCCCTGACGGCCGCCCGATCGTTCTCAAGACGTTGTCGGAAGAGATCGCAACGCCCACGGTTGCCGGTGTTCGGCGGACGCATGAGGAGCGCGTGGCCACAGGCCTCACGCCTGAGCGCCTCGGGACCATCCTGCGCGATGCGGCCGAGGGCAACGCTCGTTCCTATCTGACCCTCGCCGAAGAGATGGAGGAGCGCTATCTGCACTACGCGTCTCAGCTCCAGACACGCCGGCTGGCGATCGAAAGTGTCGACCCAACGATCGAGGCTAATGGCGGGGCGACGAAGATCATTGATGCGATCGAGGAACTGATCAATGATGACGGCTTCCTTGAAGCGCGTGGCCACCTGCCGGACGCGATCAATAAATCCTATGCGGTGTGCGAGATGATGTGGGAATACGAGCGCAAGGCCTTGCGCCCGGTTGCCTATCTCGATCGTGATGCCCGCTTCTTTCAAATGGACCGACTGTCGCTCCGGAACCTCCGGCTTGCCGTCGACGGCTCGATCGAGGGCGAGGAGCTGCCGCAGGCGAAGTTCATCCGCCACATTCCCCGCACGCGTCTCGGTCTTCCGCTTCGCCGAGGCATGGCCCGGCCGGCGGCGTGGGCTTATCTCATCCAGCAGTTCGGCCTGCAGGACTGGGCGGCCTTCTCCGAAGTCTACGGCATGCCCCTGCGCGTCGGCAAATACAATGCCGGTGCCAGCGGCGCGGACAAGCGCACCCTCCTGAAGGCCGTCGCCTCGATCGCCAATGACGCCGCCGCCATTATCCCGGCCGGCATGGATATCGAGTTTCATGAGATCAATGGAAGCAATGGCTCGGCCGTGTTCGGCGGCCTGCTTGAGTATGTCGACAAGCAGATTTCCAAGCTTGTCGTCGGTCAGACAATGACCTCCGATGACGGCTCCTCGCTCGGGCAGGCCAAAATCCACAATGAAGTCCGTCTGGAGCTGCTGCGCGCTGATTGCCGGCAGCTTGCCATCACGATCAACCGCGACCTGATCAAGCCGTTCGTGGACCTGAATTTCGGTCCGCAGGAAAAATACCCGTTCCTGCAGTTGCCGGTTCCCGATCCTGAGGATGTCGAGGCGCTGTCCGGTGCTCTCGGTACACTGGTTCCACTCGGCCTGCGGGTAAAGCAGGCGCAGATCCGCGAGAAGCTCGGGCTTTCCGATCCGCAGGACGGCGACGAACTTCTGACGCCGCCGGCGACGTCGGCAACATCGACCGTCGAGGCAAAACCGGAACCGAAGCCCGCTCCGAAAACCGACGCCGTCAAGGATGCGAAAAAGACGGCCGAGGAAGAAGACGTCAAGTCCAAGGTGGCTGCGCTATCGGCCATCGTCTCTGATCATCGTCGCGCCTGCCATTGTGGGGCATGTGAGGCGCTGGCGGCGGCCGAGGCTGGAGAGCCGGACGCGCTTGAGCAGCTCGACAAGCTCTTCATCGACGCCATGGACGATTGGCAGCAGATGGTTGATCCGATCGTCCAGCCGATCGCCGCGATCGTTGAGACTGCCGGCAGCTTTGAAGAGGCTTTAAAGCTGCTTCAAACGCAGCGCCCTGACGCCACGAAATTGGCAGAACGCCTCGGCCGGCTGACCGCGATCGCTCGCGGTATCGGCGATATAGCGGACTGACCGGGATGGCCGAGATCAGGAAAGCACTCGCGCCGCCGGCCGGCGTCGTCAGGTACTTCGACGGAAAGACGAATGCGCCGGCGTTTTCGTGGCTGGATGTGTGGGCCGAGGAACACGCCTACAAGTTCACCGTTGCCAAGGCCGTCGAGCTGGACGTGCTGAACGCGTTCCGCTCGACCGTCTCGAACGCCCTCACCACCGGGCGCGGTTATGAAAACTGGAAGCTCGATATCCAGAAGGAACTGGTGAAGCTCGGATGGTGGGGACCGCGCATGGTCTCCGATCCGGAGGGGATCGATCCCGATCGCATGGTGAACTTTGCCAGCGACCGGCGGCTGAAAACCATCTTCTGGTCGAACATGAACTCCGCCAGAGCGGCCGGCCAGTGGGAACGGGCGCAGCGGTCCAAACGGGTGCTGCCCTATGTTCTCTATGTCCGCACCACCTCGGCCGATCCCCGCCCGGAACATCTCGCATGGGTGGGGCTGATCCTGCCGATCGACCATCCGTTCTGGCGCACGCACTGGCCGCCCAACGGCTGGATGTGCAAGTGCCAGGTGCGCATGATTTCCGATCGCGAGGCGAAAACGCTCATTGGTACCAAGCGCGTCATTGGCAAGGACGAGGACGGCAACGACATTTCCATCTGGTACACGGACGAGCTGCCGGAACTCGGTCCTGATGTAGCGTATCGTAACCGCCGCACTGGCGAGATCTCGATGGTGCCGGCGGGCATCGATGCCGGATGGGCAACCAATCCCGGTCTTGCCCGCGCCGAAACCCTTATCCAGAATTTCGAGGCGAAGCTTGCCGAGGCGGATCATGGTGACGCCACCCGCGTCCTTAAGGAGCTTTGGAGCGATCCTTATCTGCAGATCGCACCTCGCTTGCCGCAAAAGGTCTGGTTGCCGGCCGGACATAACCCGGCGCTGGCCGAGCACCTCGGCGCGAAATCGCCGGTCATATCCATCACCAGTGAGGCGATCGCCGAGCGCATCGAGCGCCACAAGATGCCGGTGGAGGATTTCGCGACGCTTCCGGATTTGTTGTCTTCAGGGGAAATCCTGCCGGACCTGCGCGGCAAGGAGAACACGCGCTCGATCTTCTGGCGCACTGGCAAGTCGGTCTGGCGCGCTTTCGTGTCGGTCAGCCAGAACGGCTACATGCGTGCGAACTCGCTGCATCAGAAGAACGAGCGCGAGGCAAGACGGCAGGTGGAAAAAGCAGGTTTGAAATGGCCGTGGGAATGAAGCGCGGCAGGGAGGGACCGATTCCGGGGCTTTACCCGGCTCCCTCCAAGGGCCATCTAGGGCTACGGACTTCTCTGCCGCGCTCCGGTGAATATATGCTTATGAGGTTACCTGCGCAATCATATCCCGAGCATTTTCAGCATTCGGCGGGATTGCGCTTCGGCCGCACGCCGCTCCGACTTGTCGACGTTCTCCGGGCCGCAATAGTAATCCAGATTACTGGTATCGCTGCTGTCGGCCGCAAGATGTCCGCTTTCGAGGATCACGAACCTCCATGCGCATCCGAGCATTTTGTTGATCCGGATCGCGCCATGACAACCGGTGGAGAGGCAGTAGGCGACGTTGCGCTGCCCTTGATACTGGCCTTGAATGGCTTCGCTGTATTCCTTTACCCAAACATCGCGAGAATACTGGCAGCTCCCGGGCTGCTTGCTCGTGCTGCAATCCTGAAGGCCATTCAGGTAATCCGTCGCCGGTGGCCAGTCGGCTGCATTCGCAAAACTGCTCATTGCGGCTACAATTGCCAGCGCCAGAACCTGCCTCATTACCCATTTCCCCCTGTTGCGGTGACTTGCACGATAAAACGGCCACAGACGCGCGTGAAGGGGTTCGACGCCCCTTCTTTCATCCACGGTTAAAATTCGCGCCCACGGCCTTTAATCGTGCTTCAATTTTGACGTTGCTCTTGATCCTCGCCCCCCAAGAGGATTAGATGCGGACATTCCCCCAAACGAACTGATTTTGCCGTGCTGACAGGTGTCAGCCCGAGCGCTTGGAATTGATGGCTAGATTGGCCGTCATGATGACACAGCGCCCCGAACCATTCCTTTCCTGCCTTGCTCCTGAAGCTACCCCGAATGCCGCCGACGCGATGACGGGTATCGCCGTGCTGGATGCCTTTGCCGCTGATCCGGCCGCCGCGTCTTCCGAGACCAAGCGCGGACCGGAGTGGATCAAGCTCGCACCCCGTGGAGTTCTGAACGCCCGAGACGGTCGCGTTTTCACAATCGATCCGGAATTGCTGGTGTCGCGCTTCAAGGCGGATGCTGTCGATCTCCCGATCGATATCGACCACGCCACCGTCAAGAAGGCCATGTTCGGTGACGCCGCTCCCGCCATTGGCTGGATCAACAAGCTTGAGGCGCGTCCGGACGGTCTGTTCGGCAAGGTCGAGTGGCTGGAGGAAGGTGTTCGCGTTCTTGCGGCGCGCACCCATCGCTATGTCTCCCCGACGTTCAAGGCCGACGACAACGGCAAAGCCACATGGCTTCACTCGGCTGCGCTTGTCGCTGCCCCCGCCGCATCAATGCCGGCCGTCGCGTCGGCAACCCTCACGACAACAACTCAAACGGAAACGACCATGCTCAAAGCACTCGCCGCCGCCCTTGGCCTCAATGAAGACGCCTCCGAGGCTTCCTGCCTTTCGGCGATCACCAACCTGAAAAGCCGCATCGATCCCACCGTGCATCAGCAGGCACTCGATCAGGTCACCGCTCTGACCACGCAGATTGAGGACGGCAGAAAGGCCGCCCACAAAGAAAAGGTCGACGCGCTGCTCGAAGGGGCGCTGAAGGCCAAGAAGATCACGCCGGCACAGCGCGAAAGCTATGAGGCCCTCGCCACATCGCCTGAAGGTTTCGAGCAGGTGAAAAAGCTGATCGAAACGCTCGGTGTCGGTCTTGCTGCCTCCAATCTCGACCAGCGCCGTCCCGAAGATGCCACCGCGACACTGTCGGCCGAGGACCGCGAGGTCATGACGCAACTCGGCCTGACGGAAGAAGAATTCCGCAAGGCAAACGGCCTGACCGCCGCTTGATCGAACTTTCCCCCGAAGGAGAACCGAAATGACCGCAATGTCGCAGGCCCGCCAGCCGGCAGAGACCGAAGGCCTCCGTTCCACCGCACCCGTCAAGGGCGCAACGACCATTCTGCAGGGCGCGCTGGTCGTGGCCGAGAACGGCCTCGCCTTGCCGGGCAAGGTTGCGGTCGGCCTCACCGTTCTCGGCGTTTCCGAGAAGACGGTAAAGAACGCCGGCGCTGACGGCGCTGAAAAGGTCCCGTTCCGTCGAGGCACCTTCGGTTTCGCCAACCACTCGGCCGACGCCATTGCTGCCGGCGACATCGGTAAGACCGCCTTTGTCGTGGATGACCAGACGGTCGCCAAGACCGATGGCACCGGCACTCGCTCGGCCGCCGGCAAGATCATGCACATCGAAGGCGGGCAGATTTTCGTCCGCGTCGGCTTCTAACAACTCCAATCTCAGGACCGTTTTCAATGGCACGCGTCATAACGCCCGAACTTCTTGCCGCAGCACAGCGCGGCTTCAAGACCTCCTTCCAGAAGGGTTTCGCAGGTTACACCTCGATGTACACCCTGCTTGCCACGGTCGTGACGTCGACCGCTGGTGAGGAAACATACGGCTGGCTCGGTGACATTCCGAAGCTTCGCGAATGGATCGGCGACCGCCAGATCAAGTCGCTCTCTTCGAAGGGCTACACGATCAAGAACCGCAAATTTGAGTCAACGATCGGCGTTTCCCGCGACGACATCGAAGACGACAAGCTCGGCCTCTATGCACCGCGCTTCGAGATGCTCGGGCAGTCTGCCTCGACGCATCCGGACGAAGTCCTGTTCGAGCTGGTCAACGCAGCCTTCAGCACCGAATGCTACGATGGCCAGAATTTCTTCGACGCGGATCATCCAGTCGGCCCTCAGGGCGCACAGGTCAGTGTCTCCAATATGCAGGCTGGCACGGGCGAGACATGGATTCTTGCCGATATGAGCCGACCGCTGAAACCGTTCATTTTCCAGAAGCGTCGCGACTATTCGTTCGTTGCCAAGGAAGACGGCAAGACCTCTGACCACGTCTTCATGCGTGACGAGTACCTTTATGGCACCGATGCCCGCGTCTCCGCCGGTTTCGGCTTCTGGCAGATGGCGTATGGCTCCAAGGCAGAGCTGAACGCGGCCAACCTCCGCGCCGCCTTCACCGCCATGAAGGAATTCACGGATGACGAAGGCCGCAAGCTCGGTATTCGCCCGACGCACCTCATCACGGGCAACGGCAATTTCTTCAAAGCCCGCGACATCCTCATGTCCGAAAAGATCGACGGTTCCACCAACACCGATCGCAACCTCGTCCAGATCATGGAAGCGCCGCTGCTCGATTAGTCCTGGCACCCGCGCAATCCCGGCGGCCAACCTCCCGGCCTCCGGGTTTTCCGGCAAGCGGCATGCGTGCCGTTTTCCCGAAAACTCAAAGGAGAAGCGAATGTCCAAGCGGACCACAACCAGACCGGCCGCAAAGCCTGCCGCCCCGGAAGTCCTGAACGGCTCGAACACGTTGCCGGCACTGATCGAGGTCGCCGAGGGCAAGTCCCTCCAGCTCGGCGCAGTCGTGGTCGTTGCTCATCAGGCATCCGGCCTGACGGCGGAGGCTTGGAACGCTCTGCCCGAGGCGGAGCGCGATGAGCATCTCAACAAGACGATCGAGAACATCAAGTCGGCTGTTGCTGCCGGCGCAGAACCTGATCAGGTCATCCAGAAGATTATCGAGACGACTGCGCCTATAACCGAAGGTGTCAACGATGCCTCGGACGACATGGAATTTGTGACCGTTGAACAGGTGCTGATCGTTTCGGCTCCGGGCGGTTCGCGCCGGCGCGCTGGTTTCGCCTTCGGACCGGAGCCGATCGATCTGACCTTCGAGCAGCTCGGCGAGACCGATGAAGAGCGCAAAGCCGTTCTCGACACCCTGCGCGCCGATCCGAAGCTGAAGCTCGACAGCCGCATGATCGAAGTCAGCGACGACGACTAAGACTTCCGCGGAGTAGACCAACGGTAGGTCATCAGGCTCATAACCTGAAGGTTGGCGGTTCAAGTCCGCCCTCCGCAACCAGATACGGGGTGGGAGCGTCGCGAGGGGAAACCCGAAGCCCACCGGTGGTGAGAGTGCCACCGGAAAACAGCGGCAAATTCTTGAGGACCATTTCCATGATCGCCTATGCCACGCTCGCCGACCTTGAGGCACGTTTCCCGAACGAATTGACGCTTGTCGCAGCGGACGAGCAGACCGGCATTCGCGATAATGACCGCATCGAGAAGGGCCTCGCCGACGCCTCGATCGAAGTCCGCGCCATTCTGGCTGCTCGCTACTCCCCGGCCGAACTTTCCGCCCTTGACCAGAACTCCCTTGATGCGCTGCGCCTCTACACCATGGACATCGCATTCTACCGCATCGCACTTGCCTTCTCCCGCTCGTCCGAGAACATCAAGGAACGCTACAACGCGGCTATCAAACGCCTTGAAGCGATCGCCGCCGGCAAGGGCGCGCTGACCACCACGATTTCCGGCGACGGCGATAATGGCAGCGCCGGCGGCGATGTCGGGCAGAACGAAGTCATACTGGAGGCCCCGGAGCGCATGTTCACGCGTGAAAGGCTGGGCCGGATATGAGCGGGATCTCGATCGTTCTGGATGTGTCCGATCTGGAGACGGCCGAGCGGAAGCTTCGGCCGCTCTTCGACTTCGAAGCCTCCGAACTCATGAGCGCGATCGGCGCGGTTGGCGAAAACCAGACGCGCCGGCGTATCGCCGAGGAGAAGACCGCGCCGGACGGCACGCCATGGAAACCGAACCATGCCGGCACGCCGATCCTCGTGGCAACGGGCCAGCACTTGCTGTCCTCGCTGGTGTGGACCGCCTCGGCCGAGGAAGCCGAGTGGGGCTCGACATGGGAATACGCCCACGTCCATCAGGACGGCATGACGATCGTACCGAAGAACGCCGATCGTCTGGCCTTCCAGATCGGCGGGCAAGCCGTCTTTGCCAAGGAAGTCGAAATCCCGGCCCGCCCGTTTGCCGGCCTTTCTGAAGAAAACCGGCGTGAGCTGCTCGATGTCGTCACTGATCATTTCGGAGGGCTGCTGCAATGATCGAGCCGAAACCGCTTTCCGAACTCATTCTGGATGACCGGCTGTTGCCCCTGCAGTCGGCGATTGTTGCCCGGCTGCAGGCACTGTTGCCCGGCGTTGCCGTTGTGCGCCATCCGGGAAAGGTCGATATTTCCGAGCTGATAGCCAAGAGCGTCGTTTCCGCTCCCGGCGTCGGTATCGGCTGGAGCCGCATTCGCGAGATCGCGATTGTCGACGGCTCCTTCAGCCTTTCCGTCGAGTGGACTGCCTACATCGTCACCGAGGCAAAGCCGATCGCTGCCAAGCGTGTTGAAAAGGAGGCTATTGCGCTCGCGATCGGCGCACGCCTCCTGCAAATCCTCGGCGACGACGAAACCGCGATGTGGGGCCTGACGGGCATTCTGCCGCCAGAGACCACGCCTCAACCCGAGCTGAAGCCGCTCTTTACGGTTCGTGATGCTTCGCAGGGTGTGGCCTATTACACCGTGACCTGGACTCAGATCGTGGTCGACCTCGGCGAGACGGCTTTCCCGACAGACGCCGGCGCGTACAGCGAAGAGGACAACTGGATCAAGTTCGCCAGTGACGCGACGATCGAAGCCATGCGGCCCTTCATTCCGGCGAAAGAGGAGCCGGACAATGCGTGATCCGGTCGAACTGGAGCTGCGCCGGCAGGCAGCCCGCACCGAAGCCGCAGAGCGTCGTCTGGCACAGACGGTGCTTTATGGAAAAGTCGCGGAGAAGGATTCCGACAAGCGTCGCCTTCGCCTGAAGCTTGGAACGTCGAGCAAGGGCGAAGACGTTCTGTCGCCATGGCTGCGCTGGCAGGAAGCCGGCGTCGGCAGCCTTTCCATCCACGGTGAACCGGCTGTTGGCGAGCAGATGATGATGCTTTCGCCATCCGGCACGATCGGAGCCGGCTCCATCGCCATGCGCGGCTCCTATGACCGGGATCACGCCGCGCCTTCGAAATCTTCCGACACCGCCGTCATCACCGCCGGCAAGGGCCGCATTGAGCTTGGACCTGACGGTATCAAGCTGATCGGCAATGTCCGGGCAAGCGGCGGCACCTTGGAACACGAGGGCGTCTACATCGGCGAAAAACACAAACACACCGAAGTGCGGCGCGGCGGTGAAGTTTCCGGCCCACCCGAATCCGACAACTGAAGGAAACCATAAAATGGCGAAAGCACCCCGAAACGCTCCAGCGACCGACGCGACCGAACAGCCGGCAGCTCCGGCCGTGGCCACACCGGACGATGGCAAGAAGGACTATGTCGTAACGGAAACAGCGCCCACGCGTGTTGCCGGCCGTCGCGTCAAGGTGGGCGATACGCTCCGCCTGTCCGAGCATGAGGCGCTGGCTGAAGAACTCGCTCAACACATCCGCCCGGCCGGCTCCGCTGAGAAGGCCGACGCCGGCGCTGATGCCTCAAGCGACGTTTAAGGGGCTTTTGAAGAATGGCAGGAGCGTTGCGCATCCGTTCGGGTTTCGACCAGAAGACAGGCAGGATTATCACGGGTCCGACCCATCTTGCACAGTCGCTCGGCAAAATCTGGCACACCCGCATCGGCACCCGGATCATGCGCCTGTCGTTCGGCTCGGACCTTCGGTCGCTTCTGGCCGAGGACTTGTCGCCGGCGCTTGCGCTCCTGCTTTACAACGAAATGGTGGCCTCGGCCGCACGGTGGGAGCCGGAATATCGCATCACGCAGCTCCAGCTCGTCAGAATGACAGAAGGCGGCGCGCTGGGTATTCGCCATGGCGGCCTCTATTATCCCGAAGGTCGTTTTGGGAATTACGATAAGGCCGTGGTTCTCGGCCTGTCGGCGGCCAGCGCTGTGAGGTTCGCGGCATGACACTGGAAACCATCGACCTTTCGCGTCTGCCCGCTCCTGAAGCTATCGAGGCGCTCGATTTCGAGACGCTGCTCGCTGCCTTCAAAATTCGCTTTTCGGCCTCGTGGAATGCTGCACGGGCGAAAGACCCTTCCTTGCCGGCTTATGACACCATCGATCTCGAAACGGACAGCGCCAACATTGCTGGCCAAGCGTGGTCGTGGCTGCGCCTGCTCGATCGCCAGCGCGTCAATGACGGTCTGAAGGCGTTGCTTGTCGTTCTGGCCTCCAAGGGCAACCTCGACGCGCTGGTTGCCAGCAGAAACGTGCAGCGCCAGGTCATCATCCCGGCGACGGGCGATGCGGTGGCCATCATGGAGGGCGATTTTGCTCTTTTGCGCCGCTATCTGCTCTCATACGACCTTCCGTCTGCAGGTTCTGCCGGCCGCTATCTCTACGACGCATGGACCGCTTGGCCGCAGTCCGACGACAGGACACATGGGCTTTGGGATGCCCGTGTTAACGGCCGAGCAGTACATGGCCGGCGCGGCGATACAGACGTCGTCCTGATCGGCCCCGGCGGCCGCTTGCTCACCTCCGACGAACTGGCGACGATCCGGAGCGCAGTTGCGCATCCCGATCGGACCCCGGAGGCCGTAGGCCTTTCGGTTATGTCGGCATCGCGCCGAGAGTATCAGGTCGCGCTTACTGTAGAGGTCGCCAGCTCGGGACCGTCGCCTGCGCTGCTGAAGGCGGAAGCGGAAAAGCGGGTCATTGCCGCAGCAACCGACCGGATCGCGATCAACGGCGAGGTTCCTGCAGCACTGCTCTCGGGTGCCGCCTATGGCTCCGGCATCGTCAAGGTGATTGATCGCGCCCCGGTTATCGTATCGGCCGACCCTTACGCCGTCCCGGTCATGACCGCCCTTGATATCGCGGTCGAGGTGCGCTCATGAGCGAGGCTTTCGAAAAGGCCCTGATCGCCGGCATGACGGACGATCTGCCAATTCCCTATGACATCATCATGGACCCGTATCGCACACCGGTACGCTTCCTACCGTGGCTTGCCGCTCATCATTCCGTCGATCTCTGGTACGATGACTGGTCCGAGGAGCGGAAGCGCGAAATGATCGCGCAGTGTGCCGGCGTCTCTACCGATTATCCCGCATCACCCTTGGCGGTCTTAAAAGGCACACTTGTCGGCCTTAAGCGCTATCTGGCTTTTGTCGACGCCGATATCATTGACCGCATCGCCCATCCGGCCCGCTTCACTTTTGGCCGCGCCGTCCTCGGTCGCACGCCGATCGCGCACCAACCATTCACGGCGCACTACCTCGTGCACGTCACGTTGCGCGCTCCGAAAAACCATTTTCAGATCGGCCGATCGGCTTTCGGCCGCGCCGCTATCACATCCGTCGACCTTGAGCCGATCCGCCGCGCAAAACGCGCGATGGTCACCGCAAAGACGCCGGACACTCTTTACACCGTCAGCTTCGCATGGCGCCGACCAATCACCCTGCAGGACGCCGTCAAGATCGACGGTGGCACTTCGCCGGGCGGTTATCGCCAGCGCCAATATCTTTGATCCGAGGACCTGCCCATGCCCCGCGTTACCTTCTCGAATGCCGAAATCGCCGACCATAGCGACTTTGAAAATATCAGCCTGTTCGCGCAGCAGGACATTGATGGCGTCTGGCGGGACGCAATCGGCTATCCAGCTCACTGGTCGCACTTCACCGTTGCCCGGAAGTCCGTGCAAGAGATCACGGTATCGCCGGGCCGCTATGTGGCCGGTGAGAAGGTCTACGCGCAGGCTGCGTCCAAGGACGTCAACCTTCAGCTCCAAATCCCACCGGCGGCGTCTGATCAGCGCTGGGTGGCCATCCTGCTGCGCGGCGAAGAAATCACCGAAACTGCAAGCAGGCCGTTCGAAACGTCTCAGGACCCTGAGACATCGATCCCGGTGCAGCGCGTCACGCCCAAAACTGTTCGCCGGATCGTCAATTTGATCGTGCAGGCTGGCGAGGCGAACCCGGTTCCGGCAAAGCCGGTAGTCGCGGAGACCGACGCCTGCATCGCGTTCGTCCTGCTCAAGTCGACCGGCGTTGATGTGATCGAGCCGGGCAACGCAACCCGCGTCAAGACACTTTACGAGGTCGAGGGGCGTGTTACGGCGCTGGAAATAAACCTCTCCGGCCTATTCCTCCGTACCGAAACCATCGAGACGCAAATAACCAACATTGCCACCCGGCTCACCGATATTCCGCGCCCGGCGATCATCCGCCAGATGCAGCGCGACATCGGTGCAGCAAGGCTGAAGGTCGACCTGCCTGACGAGGCCCGCGCCTACGTCTTCGACAATGGCCTCATTCCCGATCGGTGGGACATGCAGCATGTGGACTGGCTGGCGCGGGTCGAGGAAGGCGTTCGCTTTGGATTTGCCGCGATGACGCAGGCGCGTCTCGAAGTGCAGGCTGAAGACAATCCGCAGATCGCCTTCCGGGGCCGCCGCATGATCCCGGCCTTTGACGAGGTCGTGAAGATCGAGAACACGTCTCTCGACAGCACACTCAACATCTCGCAGCTCGTGCATACTCAAACCACGCTGAAGCGACTGGAAGCTTCCCGCGTCCGCCTGACGTATGGACCGACCATGTGGGCGTGCGAAAATCAGGCAGGATGGTCTGGTCTTGGCGAGGACTCGCGTGTCGGCCAGATGTTGAACGTGGGGGGTGAAACTTTTGAGGTCGTCGAGGTCTACACTCGCAACAATGGCCACTCGCAATACGGCGTTCGCCAGATCCGCTACGAAATCTACAGCGAGCCTTATTGGGGATACGTTACCGAAAACGTGGGCATGAACGGTTCGATCTATGCGCAGTCATTTCTGGTTGCCCAACCGATGCTCCTGACCTCCATAGACTTGCACTTTGCAAGGGTTGACGTGGACGGAGATGTCCATGTTGCGGTGGTCGAGACCTCCACCGGCGGGACGCCGCTATTTGATCGCGTACTTGCGGTGAGCAAGATCGAGCATAAGGACATGGCGGTTGGGTGGGTGAACTGCATCATGCCCTACACGTTGATGGAAAGCGGAAAGCGATACTCCATCGTGACCGTGACAACAGGTGCCCACGCGATCTCGGTCTCCACCGGGAACAAGTACACAGGCGGGACGCAGTTTATCTGCACGGACGGGGTGTTCGCCCAAGGTTCGATGGACATCGACTTCTGCTTCCGGGTAAACGGAGCGCGTTTCCACAGCCCGCGCACTGTGGTGCCGATGCAGGCCCTCAATCTTGCGGATGGCATGACCCAAATCGACATGTTGTTTCCGGGTTGGGTACCGGGCGGAACGGCGCTCGTGTGGGAAATCCGCCCGATAGGAACTTCCGTGTGGGTGGAACTGGATGACGGCGACCCCTCCACAAACCCGCTGGTTGGTCTGCCTGCATCAGTAGAGTTGCGCCTCGTGATGGTCGGCACTGCTGACCTGCAGCCGATGATCCAGCTGGACGCGACAGCCGTCTCGCGGGTGGCGCGCAACCGCACCAACATGAAAGCGCTCACAAAGGCGTTCGATTTCGGCATCTCAACCAGTGCGATCGTGACGCAATACACGCTCGATTCCTTCGACCCGGCTCATCATACCTTCACTCCCCGGATCATGGTGGGCAACAATGTGATTGCTCCTGGCACAACGGAAGTCACGATCGACCCGAGCAACCCGGCCCGGCGAACCTTCCTCTCCACCTATTCGCTTGGCGCTCCCACACAGAACGCCCGCATGCATTTCGCCGCCAACACCGACAACCCGGTGACCGTTCCGTTCCTTCAGGACGGCTTCATTTCCGCCCTTTAGCTCCGAGGCACCCATGAAAGTTGATGAAAAGAAGACCTATGACGTCAAATTGAAGCGGCCGGTGACGCTCAAACCGTTCCGGTTTCGGCCACTAAACGAAATCGAAATGTCCGGCTCGGTTTTGAAAACCGTCATCGAGCAGGAAGGGGAGGATGTCATTGACTACGCCAACGCGCAATAATCGCTACCAGCTTCCCTCGTGGCCTCCGACCGAGTTTACGGTCGATCTGTGGAACGCGGTGTTCGGCGACCTTGCTGACCGCGTCACCGATCGCGAGCAACTGGAAGCGACCTTTGAGACATTGAAGGCGCAGGGCATTCAGGCTTCGCTTGACTATATTCAGGCAACTGTTGCTCCTCAGATCGTCAGTCTGCAGCAGTCAATCACGCTTGCCCAAGAGCAGATCAACCAGATCATTATTGGAGGCAAGGCACCCGACACGCTGAAGTTTGGCGGCAAGGAGCCATCGTATTATGCGACGGCGCTGGCTCTCTCCGAAGGTCTCGGCGGCAAGGTTCCAACCAGCCGCAAGATCAATAACAAAGAGCTGACGTCTGATATTGAGCTTTCCAAAAGTGATGTTGGGCTGGACAAGGTCAATAACACAGCCGACGCCGACAAGCCCATTAGCACCGATACTGCGCAGGCGCTAAGTAAGAAAATAACCGGACCAAACGGCGGGGTTGTTGCTGGTCAAATCGTGGGTTTTGCCGATGACAAGGGCAATCTTGCCAAGGGTCTGACGCCTGACGAGGTTCGCATCTTCGCGCAAGTCATGAAGGGTGGCGGTTCAGGTAGAGACTACCTTGTAAATGGCAACTTTCAATACTGGCGGCGAGGAACTAGTCAAACTGCGCTGGGCTATGGCTCGCACGATCGCTGGTACAACAATTTCAGTTCGTCGGTCATGTCGGTTGAACGCATGAGCTTCGCGCCGGGGCAATCGGACGTACCCGGGTCTCCTCGCTTCTATGCAAGAACCTACTGGACGCCGGGTTCCGATAACGCGGCAGCTTATGCAGTTAAAACCCAAACGATCCATGACGTGACGAAGCTCGCGGGAAAACGCCTGACTATGCACTTCTCGGCGCGAGCGAGCTACGCGAGGCCGTTTCCTATCGAACTTGGACAAGGCTTTGGAACGGGTGGCTCGCCTAGCCAATCCGTTCTTACTCACCTCGGGACAATCGACGTAACGACAGCATGGCAGCGGTATAAATTTACATTCATCGCGCCGCCCATTTCAGGGAAAGTCCTCGGTACGAATGATGACAGCAGCTCAGATATCACGTTCTGGTTTGATGGCGGAACAAACTATCAAAGCAGAAACGGCGGTCTTACCCGAAAGCCGCAGGGCTGGATCGATCTGTCGATGATCTCCATCGTTGATGGCGATGCTACGGCTGAGGAGTTGCCGGTCGCTTGGTATGATCCTGACATTGAACGCCGGAGGGTGGATTTCTACTGTCAGCCTCTCACGATGAACATGCGCGGCTACGTGCCGGGCAACGATTGGGCGATTGTCGCCCCGTTACAGTGGTCGGCCATGCGTCGCGCTCCTGATATAATCGATCTCGGTACCGGAAGCTTTTATAACGCCAAAGCCTTCAACTTTTACAACGTCGTTCCTTATGGCGCTCGCGGTGAGCTTATCTCCGCGTCACAAGGCGACGTTTATGCCATAGACAAGCGCTATTTGCTTTTTGCGGAGTGACATATGCCCATCCAGTACATCAGAGAGAAAAGCGACGGTTCATTCGAGGGCGGTCCTTTTGCCGATGGGTCAACGTACCTCAATTTCACCAAGGAAAGCCCGTTGTGGCAAGAAGTTGAGGAATGGATCGCTGCGGGCAATACGCCGGAAGCGTATGTTGCAGCTCCCCTGCCAAGCCCTCCCATTACGCGCCGTCAGCTTCGGTTGACGTTGGTCAGAAACGGAATTTCCTTGTCGATCGTGGAAGCCGCAATCGAAGCGATGCCCGAAGGGCTGGAAAAAGCTGAAGCACAGATAGAATGGGCCGATGCCAGCACGTTCGAGCGATCGCACCCTACCTTGCTTCTGATTGCATCTGCGCTCGGCTTGTCCGAGGAGCAGATCGACGTGATGTGGCGGCAGGCCGAGGTTGCATAGTCCGAAGGCATGGACAGGCGACGTTAAATAGGTCATTAAATAGGCTTCAAGGGCGGCTTCAGACCGCCCTTTTTCTTTGTGCTGACAACTGTCAGCCCGGCCGGATGCAGGCCGCGACATATCTTGTCCCCAAGCTGAAATTTAACCGCATGCGGGGACCGCTTATGTCTGGCACCACGGATTTCGTCGGCGTACGCCGGTTTTCCAATCTTCGTTCCACTGTCGCAAAGATCGATACTCGCGACAGCACCAAAATCGGCATTGTTGCGCCGGCACCCACGGCCGATAACGTCGCCTTTCCGCTCGATGAGCCTGTCAGGCTTTCCCTCGATAATGTCGAGCAGGTTGCGAAGCTTGGCACAGGCGTCGTTCGCGACACCGTCGACCAGCTCCTGTCGGAAGGGATTGTCACCGATCTCGCGTTTGTCCGGACGCAGCATTCAACCGCTCCAGCGCCGGCCGACAAGCTCTCCGAAGAGACCAACCACATCGTTGGTTCCGCCGGCGCAAAAACCGGTATGTACGCGTTGCTCGACGCCAAGAGCGAGCTGAAGATCGAGCCGGGCCTCATTATTTCTCCCGGCTACATGACGGCTCGCCTTGGTGGCGCGGCCAATCCGGTCGTTGCAGCTGCTCGCGTCGTTGCCGATCGCATCATCGACTGCATGGTGATCGGTGACACGCCGTCCACCTCGATAGAGGCGGCGATCGAATGGGCTGAGGACTTCGCGACGGCGCTGAACGTCATCGGCCTTTATCCGCAGGCCGTGGTTAATCTCGGCGCGGGCAACGTCACGCGTGCGTTGTCGCCCCACATGGCAGGTGCCATGGTCCGGCGGGACAAGGAAACAGGTGGCCCCTACAAAGCCTCGTGGAACAGGCCGCTGACCGGTGTTCTCGGTCCTTCAGTTCCGGTCGGCTACACGGACGGCGATATTTCCTCCGAGGCCAACCAGCTCGCGCAGGCAGGCGTCGGCACCATCATTGAAGGCAATCTGCTGTGGGCACCCTTCACCACGGCGACGGACCCGACCGTCAACAGCTGGCGCTCGATCAAGAAAATCCGGACGCGCCGGGCGATCGAGAAAGCCATGCTGCGGCCGATGCGCCAGTATCTCTCCGAGGACATCACGCCTCATCTTGTCACCCTGATTTACCGGGCTGCAGACCAGTTCCTGTCCGATCTGAAGACGCTCACTGCCATCATCGACTACGAGCTGATCTGGTCGAAGGCGCTCAATTCGGCGGCGATCTTAGAAGCCGGCGCATTGCGCGTAAAAATGCGGTGGGCCGAAACGCCCGATCTGGTCGATCTTCAGCTCTACGATGAGCCAATGCCCGAGGCGTTCGACGTCCTGGAATCGGCGATCGCGTCGGCGCTGGCCGCTCTCGGCAATTCCAACATTCGCGTTACCGCGTAAAGGAGCCTTCACATGGATCGCATTATTCGCGGCGCGAACTGGTACTGCGGCGAGATCAACCAGCGCCTCCGCATTGACGAAACGACGCTGCCGGCGCTGAGCCGGGAAATGTTGCCGATGGTCATGGGTGGCGGCTGGTTCGGTTTCGAGCTGCCGGCGGAAATCCAGCCCCTCACTTGCGAGATGAGCGTCAACGGCGTCCACGAGGACCTCAAGACGCGTTTCGGCCAGGAACCCGGCGACTGGACGACGATCGCCTACTACGAGGCGCTGCTCAATGTATTCCCGGCCAACTCCACGGGTGAGGCCAATGCATCAGCTTCACCTCAGTTGAAGGGACGCACCGTTATCCTCAAAGGCCTGCTCAACAACTTCGAGCAGGGAGGCGTCAAAGGTCAGAAGTCTACGGCGGCCACGCGGCTCCGCTGGTCTTCCATCGTTCTCTATCAGGACATGATGGATGGCAAAGTCATCCACAAGTTCGACATCCAGAACAACACCCTGATCATCAACGGTGTGAATTACACGGCCGAGTTCAACAATCTGATCTCGGCATGATAGCCAAAGGGCATCGTACATGCAGAAAAGCGACGACACTTTGACCGCCCGTGTGGCGGTCCCTCAGTCCAAGTCGGACCCCAGCGACGTGAAATTCGAAGAAATCCCGCTTCCGCCCCGCGAACTGTGGGGCGACACGTCGACGGCAGCAGGCGAAGCGAATGCAGGCTTGCCGGTAACCCCGACGGAAGAAATCACGGATGTCGCCGAACTGGAGTTCGTTGAAGTTTCACATCAGATATCGGTTCCACTGAAGTACCCTTTCCGGCTGAACGGTCGGGTAGTCAAAGAAGTGAAGGTGCGCCGCCTGACTTTGGGACAGGTCGATGCCTTCATACGGCGCGCCGCTACCGCCTCCTTTTCGACCTTCGATATCTATGCGGAAATGACCGGATTGCCCGCGCCGATCCTTCGAGGTTTGATTGACGAGGACGGCAACGCAGTTGTCGACGCGGCATATGATTTTTTGCCCCGCGTTCTGAAAGCGGAGAGCGCCTCAACGGAGACCTGAGGCGCTGGCGTACATATGTGGCGCACATCTCGGCCTACCTGAAGACACCGATAACCGCCGTTGAAGATATGTGGTGGGACGATGTTCTTCTTTGGAACCATGAAGCGCGGCGAATTCACAACGAAAGTTTTGGCCTATTGGCCAGCCTACTAGCCCGGAAATAGCCATGGACGTTTCGCTTCGCCTTCGCCTTCAGAATCAGTTTTCACGCGAGGCGAAGGTCGTCAAGCGTGACCTCCATGAACTCGGTGACGAGGCGAAGAAGCTCGGGCAGGTCAGAGCCGGGAAGCTTGACGCCGGGCTAAAGGAAATCCGCAGAGAGGCCGATCGCGGCGAAAAATCCGTCAGCAACCTAAACCGTGAAGCCCGAAAGCTCGGAAACGTTAACACCGGCACCGCCGTGCGCAATCTTCAGGCGCTCGACAAGGCCGGCAGAAGTGCCGCTGTCGGCGTAAGACACGCGCACGACAAGATGCGGGATATTAGTCGCTTTAACGGCAACAATTTTGAAAAAATGGCAGCTCCCGCAGGTCGGCTGAACAGCACCCTATCTTTGATGGGGGCGAGCGCCTCCAGCGCGTTTGCGGGCTTGGTTGCGTTCGCGTCCGTCGACAACATTGTTCGTGGGCTAGAACAGATGGCTTCGAAGTTCCGGGACCTTAACCGGGAAATTGCTTCTGTCGCCGTCACGGCCGAAACGCGGACGCCGGAGGCTATCGAAAAAATTGGAAAGTCCAACTCGACCCTTTCTCTCCGATACGGCGTTGAGGCACCTCAGGTAAATGCAGCTCGTAAAACTTACGCAGCCGCCGGCGTTGGGCTTGACCAGCAAGAGGCGATCCTCGACCCGACATTGAAGGCGGCCAAGGCTGGTGACAGTACTGGCGAGACGATTGGCAGTGCCGTTATCGCACTACAGCAGAACTTGGGCGTTAAGGACACTGAAGTTCCCGCCGCACTTGATATGATGGCAAAGGGTACAAAGCTCGGCTCTTTCGAGGTCGACGCTATGGCGAAAAACTTTCCGAAACTCGCCACGCTTTACGCTGGCACCGGTCGCACCGGTCTTGACGCGACGGCGGAGCTTGTTGCTCTGGCTCAGATCGTGCGTATGGGCGCTGGCTCACAGGATCAGGCGTCCACTAACCTCGAAAACATTCTCGCAAAGTTGTCCTCTCCGGACACTGTCAAAAATTTCGATGAAAAGGGCGTCGACATCGAGGCGATCAAGAAGCGCTCGGAAAAGAACGGCACGCCCTACATGCTCGATCTGGTCGACAAAGTGATGGAATTAACGAAGGGTGATGAATTCCGTATCGGTGAGTTGTTTGGCGACATGCAAGCCAAACAGGCGCTTCTTCCACTCATCAATTTCCGTGAAAAGTACAACGAGTTTCTGAAGGAAATCCGCGACAACTCTGCCGGGACCGTGGATGAAGACTATGAATTCCTGCGGAGCCTGCCGAAGGAGCGCGCTGATCGACGTGGCGCGGCTTTGTCGGATGCAGGAACTGGAGTTGGTCAGTGGTGGGACACCGTTTCCAGTCCGTTCAAGGATTGGTTCGCTCGCAGGGTAAATCCTGCTTATGCCCGAGAAGAGGATGCCCACACAGAGCGCCAGCGTTTAAAGGAAACGGACATCGGCGAGTTGGAAGCCTACTTGGCAGAACGCCAAAAAAAGCTGGCCGCAATACCCTCTCCAAAAGGCGACGTGGACATTTTCTCCTCGGCGAAGCTCCTTCTTGTTGAGGAGATCATGCAGCTTAAACAGGAGCTGGAATCGGCCAGACGTGCGCAGTCGAACGGCGATCTTGGAAAGAGCACCGGAGCCATCCCTGTCCCGATTGAGAAGCCACTCTCAACCGATCTGTCCGGTGCAGCACAGAAATCGATGCAAGGTTACAATGAAGCACTTGCTGCTGAAGGTGACAAAGCTGCCACTGAAGCGCAGATCATCGCCGATCGCATTCGGTCGGCTTTGGATTTCACAGTCGCTCCAACCATTGCGCCGAATTATGTCCCTCCTGCAGCAGCCCCGGCAGCATCGCCCGCCGGCGAAAAGCATTCGTCGCTCCAGCAATCGAACAACATTCGGCAGCTAACGCAAAACATCACCACACCGAACGTCAAGCTCGCGGCTGTGAAGGCCCGGCGGGAGCAATCGCGTGCGATCGAGCAGGCGCGCTCGCGTTCGTTCTATGACCTCGGCCCGAGGCTGGCATGAGCATCTTTGTTGAAAACGGCGCGCTGATATCGATCGGAGGCGCGAGGCTTTGCATAATCGGGATGAACCCCCAGCGCGTCAGTTACTCGTCTTCAGTGCGCTTTCCGGCCCATCCTGTGCAGGGCGGTTTGAGGTATCAGGCGACGGGTCCTGACGCCGAACTGGTGACGATCGAGGCCATGACCTTTCCGCATGTTTTCGGTGGTCTGGATTCGGTCGCCATCCTGAAAGCACACCACCGTCGCCAGTCGATCGTCCCGTTCATTCGCCTACGCGGAAATTACCTCGGTGAGGCGCTTGGTCTCTGCGTCATCGAAACGCTCGACTACGATGAAGAGCGCCTGCACCCGGTCGACGGCGTCGGCCGACAACTCGACGTGACCATGGGCCTGATCATCCTGCCGGAGTCGACCCCGTTTTCCTCTGTCGGCGTTTCCAGCCTCGGGGATATTCTCGGAGGTGCTTTCTGATGCAATACGTGGTTCCCTATGGCGGAGAACGTCTCGATCGCATTGCCAAGAAAGTTCTTCAAACCGAGCGCGAAGGCACCGTTGAGGCATTGTTGACGGCAAATCCCGGCCTCGCGCATCTGGCTTCAGCGATAGTTCCGGCAGGCACAATCATCACCGTGCCAGAGGATTTCGCGCCGGCCCGCACCGCAGATTTCACTCTGGCTTGGGAGTGACGTCATGAAAACGCCGATCGTTCGCATCACGGGCCAATCCGGAACCGACCTGATTCCGAAATGGAAATCTCTGCTCGAAAGCGTCACCTATACCGACAACGAGGGCGGCGAGGCTGACGAGCTGGAGATCACTTTCGTTGTAGCTCCGCCATTTCCTGCCCCGCCACCAAAAGGCACGCGTTATGTCTTGGAGTACGGATGGGCCAAGGAAAGGCTTCGGAACGCAGGGGTGTTCACCTATCAAAATTCCGGCCTCAACAAGTCTGCAGGTGATGCGTGGACTATGACCATAACTGCGAGATCGGCCGACTTTGTTGAAGCCGATAAGTCGGCCGACCTGGAGCATTATGAGAACACGACGGCCGGCAAGATATTCGAGAAGCTGGCTGCAGAAGCCGGGAAATCGGCCGTGGTCGATGGCGACATCGCGAAGGTCGAAATTCCTTATCGCTTGCGATTAAATCAGTCCGCGATCGGATTCGGGCAAGCTCTGGCTGACGAGGTAGGCGGCTCCCTGAAGCTTGCTGGCGGGAAATGGATCGTGACGGCAAAGTCGTCCGGCCGGACGGCCACCGGGAACGCTTTGCCAACGATCGTCATATCTCCCGACATCGTCTTTGACGCTGGCCTCACGTCTGAGGGCCGACCTGAATATGGCACTGTCGCTACCGGCTATTTCGATGAGGACGCCGGCGCATGGGTTGAAGAGAAAACCAGCGGCAAGGGCAAAACCTCCCGAACCTCTATGCTGCATCCAGCACCATCATCCGCTGAAGCCAAAGTGCGCAGCAAGACACAGGCGACTGATCTGGCGCGGGCAACCGTGGCCGGCAGTCTAACGATCGAGGGCAATGTGGATGCTATGGCGGGCGCTCCGTTGTCGCTGCCCGGCTTTGGTCAATGGGCCGGAAGCACCCTCAGTGCCGGCAGCATCTCCCACGCCTTCACCTTCGATGAAAGCGGAGGCTGGCTGATGACTGTCGAAATCGCAGCAAAGGATACATAGGCAGCAATCGCCACCCGGCTAGACCGGGTGGCCCGAGGTGCCTCGTGCACCCCAAGCGACGGGCCAAAGTTTGGCGACCTAACCCGTCCGACAGCAATGTTCGATAACTGTCACACCCGTACCCTGCAGGGCGGATTTGCTGTGACTGAGTCGAGAGATATTTGAAATGGTGAATCTGATGCCGGTGGCTCCGGCCACTCCTGCCGCCCCTTATATCGGTGGAAAACGCGTTTTGGCGAAGGCCATCATCGCCCGTATCAACGAGACGCCGCACGAAAGCTATGCGGAAGCGTTTGTTGGAATGGGCGGCGTCTTCCTCCGCAGGAACCTCCAACCGCGCATGGAGGTCATCAACGATATCAGTGGCGATGTTGCCAACCTCTTCAGGATACTGCAGCGGCACTATCCGCAGTTCATGGAGACGCTCCGATATCAGGTGACGAGCCGTCGCGAGTTTGATCGCCTGTCTCGCACTGACCCTTCCACGTTGACCGATTTGGAAAGGGCAGCGCGGTTCCTCTATCTTCAGAGAACGGCTTTTGGCGGAAAGGTTGCCGGGCAGAACTTCGGCGTGACCATGCAGGGCGCTCGGTTCAATCTCCTGAAGCTTGCTCCGCAACTGGAGGCGATCCACGAACGGATGGCCGGTGTCGTCATCGAGCAGTTGCCTTGGCAGCGCTTCATCGAACGTTACGACCGCTCGGGGACGCTGTTCTATCTTGATCCGCCGTACTTCGGAAACGAGATGGACTACGGCTCTGGTGTCTTCGGGCGAGATGAATTCGCAGAGATGGCGGAGACTTTAGGACGCATTAGAGGCCGCTTCATACTTTCTTTAAATGCCGTTCCAGAGGTCTATGACACCTTCAAAAGCTTTAGGATCGAAGAGGTCAATTGCACTTATTCGATATCTGGCCGGAACCAGAAGGCCGTTAAGGAAGTCATCATCAGTCAATAG